CAGCAGCAACCGCTGGCGCAGGTACTGTTGTATTTGTTTCAAACGGCGCAGCAGGTTCTGCAATATTGGCTTTCTCTGACGGAACAAACTGGAAGCGTTCTGACACTGGTGGCACAATAGCGGCATCATAAGGGATGAGTCATGAGTAGATTCGCACCCCCAACCGAAGAAGAACTAGCGGCTCGAGGAATTAACCCCGCTAAAGTTCGCGCACGAAATGAGAACGGTACGCTCAAAGCGGATGATCCTTCTACACCTAATGTCAATGAGGCATGGGAAGAGAAGCCTGCAAAGAAGCGTGGGCGTCCTCCGAAAAAAAAGGAATAAAGTATGGCAGGGTCAGACATAAATGCTTATACTCATGCACAAGGTTCTTCGGCGGCTCTTATAGGACCGTCCAGATCTAGACTACAGGCCGTAAACATATACGCGACTGCAGCGGGTTCGTTCACTCTTACCAATGGTAGTGGGGGAGCAACAATGTTAACGCAGAAATTTCCTATAGGTATGAACGAGATATACATCCCTGAGAATGGAATGCTGTTTACTTCTGGAGTCTACATTTCTGCGCTTACGGGCGCGGGGACTGAACTGACGTTTCTTTTAGCGTAAGGATTATCTATGCCTAAAATCGATAAGGCTAAAATGAAATGCAACAAACCAAAACGTCAGATTTCTGGCGGTAAAAAGTCTGTTGTTAAAGCCTGTGACAAAGGAAAAGAAAAGATAGTTCGGTTTGGGGACGCCAATATGAAGATTAAGAAATCAGATCCTAAACGGCGAAAGTCGTTTAGGGCTCGTCATGGGTGCGATAAAGGCACTATGGATAAATTAAAGGCCAAGTATTGGTCTTGTAAGGCGTGGTAGTTATGAAATTAGAAGTTAATCAGTTGGTGTCGTTTGTTGCCTTGGGTTTACTAGGTTGGGCTTCTATGCAGGTTTACCAGATGAATGCTCAGTTGACGGTTACGTCTTATAAGGTTGAAGAAAACTACAACATGATCAAGCCTATGTGGCAGGATTTTTTGGTAAGGAATGCATTTCATGATCAGTCGAGGGCAGATGACGGCGCAAATCTCCACGCCACCAAGGGTAAATAAAAATGGCAAAGTCAAAAACAAAAAAAGACGCCTGTTATCACAAAGTCAAAAGCCGCTACAAGGTATGGCCCAGCGCCTACGCCTCGGGGGCTCTGTCAAAGTGTCGAAAGGTGGGCGCAAAAAATTGGGGAAACTCTACTAAGAAAGCAACAGGCGGGTTAATAGCGGCGGTTGATAATCCAAAACGTCCAGCGCGAAACAGATATCGAGACGGCGGTATGATTGCATCTGGATGTGGTATTGTAGAGGAAAAGAAACGTAAGAGCACAAGGACGTTCTGATGGCAAAAAAAGAGAACTCATTGCGTAAATGGTTTTCTCAGAACGATGGGAAGGGCTGGGTTGACTGTAAAACAGGTAAACCTTGTGGTCGCAAAAAGGGTGAGAAAAGAAAAAGTTACCCTGCTTGCAGACCTACCATGGCCCAGTGTACGTCCGCTTCGAAGAAGAAGAAATCTTCTAAGCGAATAAATTGGAAAGCCAAGGGTGGCTTGGTAAGAGTTTTTTAGAAAGGACGAGAGATGAAAGATTTGAGCGGAGATGGTAAGGTTACCAAGAAAGATGTTTTAATTGGTCGTGGCGTCATTAAAAAAATGAACGGTGGCATGATCAAAAAGGGCTACAAAGGCGGCGGCAAAGTAAAAGGCTACAAGAACGGTGGCTGTGTTATGGCTGGTCGCGGTGGGAAATATAAAGGCGAAATGTAATGACAACTTCTGGATCAAGAGATTTCAACCTCGATGTAGCTGAACTTATCGAGGAAGCATATGAGCGTTGCGGCATAGAAGTACGCACAGGCTACGATGCCAAGACTGCTCGTCGCTCTTTGAATCTCATGTTTGCAGAATGGGCCAACAGAGGATTGAACCTGTGGACTGTTAAATCTCATACGATTGATCTCACGCAGGGGCAGGCACAAGAAACTCTTTCGGACAATGTAGTTGATCTACTAGATGTTGTTCTTCGTAGAAACAATACTGACTATGAAGTTCAAAGAATATCCAGGGGTGAATACGCAACTTTGCCCAATAAAACAACGCAGGGCAGACCTAGCCAGTATTGGCTAAATCGTCAGATTAATCCTGTACTAAATCTTTGGTCAGTACCTGAGAACTCTACAGATCAAATTATTTATTATTTTGTTCAGAGGATCGAAGATGCTGACACATTAGTTAATACAACAGATATGCCATTCCGGTTCTATCCTTGTATGGCTGCAGGACTATCCTACTACATTGCTATGAAACGAGCACCAGAACGTGTACAGTTGTTAAAGACTGTTTACGAAGAAGAGTTCCAACGAGCAGCGGATGAAGATCAGGGAAGAACTCCTTTGAAACTTCAACCTAGTTTCAGTTATTTGAGGGTCTAATGGCATACGCAAGTGGCAGTAAAGCGTGGGGAATATCTGATCGATCAGGCCGTCGATACCGTCTTCGTGACATGAAGGTGGAGTGGACAGGGGCCAAGGTTGGTCCTGATGAATTTGACCCCAAACAGCCTCAGTTGTTTCCACCAAAAGCGTACCCAGATCCTCAAGCATTAAGGAACCCAAGACCAGAAACAAATCTAGAGGAACAACGAGCATTGCAGTGGGGATGGAATCCAGTGGGATTTAATTACTTGCCGGGCCTTTCCCCAGATAACAATTTAGTAGCCACAGGATCTGTTGGCACAGCTACGGTGGTGATAACATGAGCTTTACATATGATGAACTAAAGACGGCTATACAGGATTATACTGATAACACTGAGACAAGTTTTATTAACAACTTGCCTTTGTTTATCCGAGTTGCAGAAGAACGCATCTTAAAAAACGTGCAGCTTGATTTGTTTCGTAAGAATGCTACTGCAGTTATGTCAAAAGGATCTCAGTATTTAAGTGGTCCTACAGATTTCTTAGCTCCGTTTTCATTGAGTTACACAGTTGATGGCAATAAAACTTTTGTAGAATTTAAAGACGTTTCGTTTTGTCAGTCATATACTCCAGACCCTGCGACTGAAGGTAAGCCTCAGTACTACGCTCAGTTCGATATAGACAATTTTTTGTTGTCTCCGTCTGCAGACGCATCCTACACCTGTGAACTGCATTATTTTTACCGCCCAGTTAGTTTAACTGCGGGAGCAGGTTCTGCCACAACTTGGTTAAGCACGAATGCGGAAATGTGTCTTTTGTACGGTTCTTTGGTGGAGGCGAACATCTACCTCAAAGGCGAACAAGACATTATGCAAATGTATAATAGCAGATTTACAGAGGCAATGACCGCCCTTAAAATGTTGGGTGAGGCAAAAGAAACGACTCAAGAGTACAGAGTCGGAAGAGTTATAAGGCAAAAACAATGATACAAATAAAAGCTTTTGAAGATTTTAAAGTTTGTACATCTAATAACGGAGGTCACAGTGCAGATGCTGTGGCAGAAATGTGCGCCGACAAGCTAATGAGTGTGTCGGATTCGGCCCCGCCCGAGATACGAATGCAAGCAGAGGCGTATAAATCGCAGATGTTGCAAATTATCGCGCATTATATTAAAGTAGCGGTTAAGGAAGACCGCGCAACAACATGCGTAAAACTACAAGAGGCTGGGTTTCCTGACCTCGCAACCCAACTTAGGAGACTTTAAATGGCCTTTTCAGGTAACTTCATGTGTACATCCTTTAAGAAAGAACTTCTTACAGGCACTCACAACTTCACTGCCTCTTCAGGCAATACATTCAAACTTGCCCTGTATACTAACAGCGCATCGTTCAACGCGGCTACTACTGCGTATACTTCTGCAAACGAAGTATCTAACTCAGGTTCTTACAGCGCTGGTGGGGGTACACTTACAAACGTAACACCGACATCTTCAGGAACAACAGGTTTAACAGACTTTGCTGACCTTGATTTTACGTCAGCTACAATTACAGCCCGAGGCGCATTAATATATAACGACAGTGCTGCCGGTGATCCAACAGTTGCGGTGCTAGACTTCGGTGCTGACAAGACTTCGACTACTGGTACATTTACTATTCAGTTCCCAACAGCGGATGCTTCGAACGCTATTATTCGAATCGCTTAAAAATAAAGGGGTTACCCTATGGCCTTAATTGTCGCGGATCGCGTACAAGAAACTACAAATTCTACGGGCACTGGGGCCTATACTCTGGGAGGCGCGGTTGCAGGTTTCCAAACATTTGCTTCCGCTGTCTCTAACGCCGATACTGTATATTATTCAGTTACTGATAACGCAGACTACGAGGTAGGTCTTGGGACTTATGCTTCTAGTGGGGGAACTATTACTCGCACATCGGTGTTTGCTTCATCTAACTCTAACAACGCTGTTAACTGGGGTATAGGAACAAAAAACATCTTCCTGACCTACCCTGCCGATAAGGCTGTAATAGAAGACGCAAGTAACAATGTAACCATCGGCAACAACTTAGTTGTGGGTGGCACAGTTGATGGTCGTGACGTAGCCGCTGATGGAACTAAATTAGATTTTATTACAGTTACACAGGCTGTTGATCTCGATCAAATGGAAACCGATATTGCCGCGCTTGAAAACGGTATGGTTTATAAAGGTGATTGGAACGCAGGTTCTGGCAGTTTCCCAGGTGGCGGCTCCGCTCAGACAGGTTGGTTTTATTACGTTTCTGGGGCAGGCACTGTTAATGGTATATCGTTTGCAGTGGGAGACAACATTGTTGCTACGACAGATAATGCGTCTACTTCTACTTATGCAAGTAATTGGTCGAAACACGACCAGACAGACGCCGTTCAAGCCGTTGTAGGTTTAACTGGGTCTATCTCAAAAAGTTCTCTTTTATCCGCTTTAAACGTTGAAGACGGCGCAGACGTGACAGATTCGGGTAACGTAAACCCGCTAATAGATTCACACATAAATGTCAGCGGTGCAAGCAGTGGGAATTATCTTGGATGGAACGGTAGCGATTACGCTTGGTCAGCGGTAGATCTATCAAGCAAGTTAAGCTTGTCCGGTGGAACTATGTCCGGTGATATAGATGGCAATGGCAACAAGATGCTTTTTGCTAACATGTATTCAAACCTAGTTGACTTGCCAAGTGCTACTACTTATCACGGTATGTTTGCTCACGTCCATGCAACAGGAAAAGCCTACTTCGCACACTCTGGTGCATGGGTTCCGTTAGCTAATGAATCAACCACCTTGGCACTATCTGGTGGAGCTATGACCGGAGCTATTACTACTAACAGCACTTTTGATGGTCGAGACGTAGCAACAGACGGTACAAAGCTCGACGGCATAGAGTCTGGCGCAGATCAGACAGACACAGCTAACGTCACTGCCGCAGGAGCCTTGATGGATTCTGAAGTTGATGCTGATCTTAAAACTTTTTCATTACCCGCTAATACAACTATCAGTGCGTATGGCAAGACATTAGTTGATGACGCGGACGCCGCTGCAGCTAGAACAACACTAGGTTTAGGAACGGCTGCTACTACTGCGGCCTCTGAATACGCTACGGCGGCACAAGGTACTAAGGCTGACGCCGCTTTGCCAAAAGCTGGTGGGGCTCTAACAGGCGC